TTCATATCCGACATACTGTCAAATGTTTTTGACTGTATCTGTGACAGCTGTTCTGATGTCGGCTGTTCCAACGTTACGTCTGTATGCTGAATTTTTGCAATTTCTGTGTCCATATCGAAATTGTCGTCAGTTTCGGCGAATTTGTTATTTACAACACTGCGTTTTATACGCAATATATCCCTGTCGGTATGTATTCCGTACACTGTGCCGTCAATTTCAACACCGTGTTCATAGAAATACGCTGTTCCGTTTTTCATATAAAATTTGTACATATTCGACCTCCTTAACTCCATGCAACCGTATTACCTTCAGCCACACAACCTTCGTCCAGTTGACCTATTGAGCTTGCACTTGTGACATTGCCCGTTACAACCGACGAAGCGTTAGCTTCGATAACGTACAGATTTTCTAATATGTTTGTTGCCGCAGATAATAGAATCACATTATCACGACAAAATGCCTTGTTTGCATAAAGGATATTATATCCCTTAACTTCTGTACTATCTGTTGTTATAATAGACAGATTTTTAATATAATTGTTTGCAAATGTTGCTTCTACACCCAAATCAAAAGCGCAGTCACCTTCTTTTACCTTTAATCCAAAGAATGTATTGTCATTGCAGATACTTCTCAATTTGACTGCTATACACTCGTTCAAATCTAACGAAATAAATACATTATTGGCTGTATTACCTGCCAGTGTAATATTACCGATATCACTACTATTGAAAATATTATGATTACAAAGACTGTTGTTACCGCTGAAATATATTTCCCCTTGTGGTATGGTGTTATCTTCAAATACATTGTTTATAAATATCGACGCTGATACAGACATTAAATATCCCGAATCTGAATTATCGGTAGTCCATATATTTGTAAATTTATTGTTATCTACAAAAACTTTTGTAAATTTCATACATGCACCTATATTGGTTTTTGTTTTTAAGCACCAACCGTCAATAACATTGTTTGTAAATTTTGAACCACTGCACATAATGATATTACCAACGGTACTATCATCTTGATTTACATCATATACTTCGCCTAATACACAATTATCAACGATTGCGTTACTATTGCCAAATAAAATCATAGGATTAACAGATGTTTGAGTACAGGTGGTGTTATCCTCTTGGAAATTTATATTTTTTAACTTCGCCATAATACCCAAGAAGAATATAACTTGACGTGCGGCAGGATTGGTATTTTTAAACGTAATTGAACTACAGTAAGTACCGTCTAATGTAACTCGTATACCTACATTTAATATAGCATTATAATGACCGAACCCCGAAACAAGCCCACTGTCCTGTGTGTTTTCGTTAGTCAGTACACAATCACCCATGATATATACTACCGTGCCTCGTATGGCTCTCGACAACGCCGCCTGTATTTTTAATTCGTCGTGGTCGCCGTCGCACACGACAAATATTTGGTTTTTTGAAATGTCTGTAACTGTTTTATCAATTTCGGTGATTTTTGTTGTATTGGCAGTAATTTTTGATGTATTCGCGTTAATATCATCACGTAATACCGCTACACATTCATCATCATAACAAACAGCCGACTGTATTAATGTTTTCTGTTTACACGCATTTCCCGTCGGGTCACCGTTTGTATAATAGTTATCCGATACAATTCGGAATGAAATTGATTTAATTTCTTTTTTTACAGGGATTTCAATTTTAAATTTTGTTGTTTTATACGTTTCTGATGTGCCGTTTATCGTGATTGTTTTATCACCTGTATCGGTTGCTGTGTAATATGACTGTCCGAATATTTCGGTTGTTGTATCAGTGTATGTAATCAATACGTCTGTTTCACCTTTATTCAAACCGCCACTGTCGCAACCGTCCCCTGCTATATGACGTGACGCCACATTGAATGTCAATTCTAATGTGGTTTCCGTTTTCGGTTTACGGTGGAAATTATCAACAACAAAATTGTGATACAAATACGTTCCGTTTTCAAACGAACCCGAATATGACAAATACTGTACACCGCTGTCGTCAGTGACTAATGTGTTGTCACTGTTGACGTATTTTGATAAATCATAAAACAGGTTATCCGTTGTCAGTTCTGTATTTATATCTGCTATTTTTGCTTTCAACTCGTCGTCCGCCGCCTGTCGGTCCGAAATTTCAGTACTGATTTTTTCATTCAGTGAATGCTCTGCGCCCTCTCTGTCCGAAATTTCAGTTGTCAGTTTTGTTGCAATTTCATTGACCGCCGCCAAAAATGAATTTTTATTATTGGTTTTTAGTCCGTTCAAATTGTTGATACCTGTAAACGTTTGCGCCCTGTTGTACATTGTTGTTACTGTTGCGGTGTTATATCCTACCGTCATTAATGCGATAGTTCCCTCTTCCGGTGACGTTTCAACATCTTCAACCGTCATTGTCAGCGTACCTGTTTCGGGTGAATAATATATACAAATATATTTGTCGCCGTCCTCACCTTTTCCGCAACCGAACGTTGCTGATAAATCCGCCGCCTGTATTGAATAACCGTCTAACAGGATTTTTGATTTAACCGTGTTACCCGATACTGTAACCGTGCCTATACTGTGTCCTGCGTCGATACTGACAGCCATATCCGCCGCAGTCAATGAATATGTAACAGTATGTTTTGTCGTTTCATCAGTGCCGTACAACTCGGTTTTGTCAGCCTTTTTGCTGTCTGCTGTCTGTCTTTCGGTGATTTCACTGTCAATATTACGTTGCAGTTCATTATCCGCCGCCTGTCGTATTGTTACTTCGTTGCTTATGCGACTGCTTAACGAACTATCCGCACTTTCCCTCGCTTTGGTTTCGGCTGTGATTTTGTCTGCCAAACCTACATCAGCGTTGGTGCGTTGCGTGATTTCTGTGTCCAATTTGTCGGACAGTGTGTTGTGGTCGGTTTGAATTGCCGTGAAATTATCGCGAACAATCTTCCACCATTTCGATAAAAATGTTTTACCGTCAAAATTAAAATTTAATTTCATTTTATCAGTCCTTTCTAATCGTAATTGATTGGGATTTCATTAAAAAAACACGCCGTAAGCGTGCTATGGTGGTATTCGTCTGTACATTGTGTCACCTCATTTTTTGTACGAAAAAAGCACGCCGTAAGACGTGCTATGTCAGTGCTTTTATTTTTCGTCTACCATCAAAATCCATCTAAATCTTCAGGTAATATAGTTCCAATTCCTTTCATACTATGTGAACTTTCTGACAACGCTTTTGTGTCATTATTTTCAATATGAAAACATTCATTTTGTACATCATATTCAAATGCGAATTTATTTATTTTTTTTGCAAGTTCAGTAAAATTATATACTTCCGGTTGGTCATCTATAGGTATATTACTGATATAGACTAATCCATTATATAATAATGCATCAACATGCACATTATTTTTTAAATTTTTTTGATTTATATTCTCAGCCATATAAATCAAATCTTGATTAAGCAGTCTTTTTATTGCCATTATCATTCTGTAAAAATCTTCTTTTTGAATAAAATCATTCATCAGTGCTAAAGATAAATTTATAATGTATGACATTTTACTATCTGTTTCAACTTCATCAATAGCCTTTAATACTATATGTATATATTCTAATTTTTCTTTATCATTTACTAATTTTTTTGCCAATTTTCTCTTTGCGTTATCGTCCGGTTCAAACACACCTTCTATATACATTTTTAATTTAGCCATAAAAAACATTGTATTAAACCCGAACGCAAAAGATGACATTTTGCTTATCAGCTTACTATAGCTATCTATTCCACCTGTGACGCAATCTCCAAACAATGATAGTATTTCTTTTCCCTCATTCTTAAATATATCTGAGTTTGTTATTATATCTATATCATTTTTTATATCCATAAAGCAATCTCCTTATTTGTTATATTTCATTTTATTTATTACTTTCTCGTCTTTTGATTTCCAAATCAACATTATCCATATCTTCGCTATTTGCCTGTTGCCTATCCAAACTCTTACTAAACTCAATATCATTGTTCGACTTACTTGCGATATTTGATATATACTTTTCTTGCTCCTCTAATTGCTCTAACTGCTTTTTCGTTGACTGCAATTCTTCATCACTTAGTGATTCATAGCCTGTTTTCCAATTCTTCTGATTGTCGGATAATTCTTCTCCTGTGCCTGCCCCAAGCAGAAGTCTATCAATATCACCAACTTCGATAGCTATAATTTCATCTTCATCACTACAACCATAAGGGGCTTGTACAGCTACACCATACATATTACCTTTCTTTAGATAATCATATAGTTCATCTGTCGAAATATTTGTTTCTTTATATCTGCTACTTGATGTTTTTTCATAACTTTTTACCCAAGTTTGAACATTATCAGAAACAGCTTGCTTATAATTCTGCTTGAACTCACCCAATGTACTTCCGGCTGTTATATTTCCTTTTTTTAGTTGGTATCTGGAATGGTTAACGTCATTGTTTGGGTAAAGTTTTGAATTCTGTACATCTACAGACATATAGTCTACTTTTCCGTCTTGATAAGTTATATGAAGATTATCCTCATATTCACTATAATTCATTTCTTCTTTAGGTGTTCCCAAAGCCTCATCGACTTCTTCCTTTGTATCGCCTACGGATATTGTTTTCCCTGTCGAGGTATCATATATTGACACTTCATTTGAGGATACCGAGCCACAAGCACATAAACAACCTATGGTGAATATCATTACAATCAAAGATAAATATTTTTTCATATGTAAACAACCCTTTCTTACTTCAATAATGGCTCTATTTCATCTACATATTGGTCGTATGGGATAACACTTCTATCCTCTACCAAAATCGCTTGACACGAATATATTTCTTTTTTGTCCTTTGATATTTTTACTTCTCTTGTATCATGGTCGTATTCAGGCTTACAATCAGTGCCTTGCATCATATCCCATATAAAAACTACTGACACATAATACACTCCGTCCTTTTGAATTATATAATCAGAATTATTTATATATTCTGCCGGCGGTGTATATTTACTTGTTACTGTCATAGTATCATCTTCTTTCTTTTCTGATATTGTGGCGGTGCTTGTTTGGGTATCATATTGTACATCTTTCCCCAACGCTTCACTAACTGCCCTTATCGGCAAGTATGTTGTGTCGTTGTATAGGAAATTATCGGCTTGTACTTCTTTACCGTCCACAACAACTTTTATTGTATTCGGCAAAACGTTTATATTTTGCCATACGTCAGTCGCATACGCTCCCGCACACGATATAACGCCCATAACGAGCATACCGCATATAAAACTTTTAATATTCCCTTTCATAAAAATACCTCCTTTGTGATACCTAAATTGTACCACAAAGGAATAATTTTGTAAATATCTTTTATGAAATGCCTGTTATAAGACCGCCCGAAACAGTTACCGTCTTTCCGTCTGCCGTTTGAAACGTTCCGCTTGCTCCTTGCTCAAACTTCCACTGTCCTACTCCTCGTGTTGCTCCGTTACCACCGTATAAAATATTGTTTCCCTGTAATTTTATATATGCTTCACTGATACTGTTATATACTTGAAAAATTTCTTTCCCGTTATAATACAATATTAAATCGGCATATCCTTGACCGCTACTACTCGGTGCATTACACCACAATCCGTACTTATTGCCGTCAGCGTCGTAACTTTGAATACCGTTCTTATCTATAACTGTTCTTGCATTTTTGTCTGTGCCTGTGGCAAATACACCTGTTATAGTAACATTACCGTCCTCGTCCATTTCAATGGTTTTCTCCGACAACTGATTGAATATCTGAAAAACGAACGCACCGTCCATATTTCCGAGGTTTATTCTTCGTCTGCCCTTATTATCTTCGATATATAGCAAATCACCGTCTAACAGCAGTTTTTTGTTATCTGATTCAACGGGATTTTGTGTACTGTTCAATGTACCGTGGAAGTAACTTGTTTTCAGCTTATTCGCTCTGCCCGAATTTTTCTGAATAGTTTTAATCAACTTACCCATATACCACGCGTGGTAATACGCATTAGCCAATGTAGGCTGACCGATTGTTACTGACGGCTGTTTTGCGCTGTATGGGTAATACGTCATTGATACAATTCGCTGTTTATGTTCGATATTATCTTCAAAAACGTGTACTGTATCACCCAACGCAATTTTATAAAAATCACCGTACTCGGCAAGTTTACTCAAATCAACCACGTCCCCCGTGATTGTCAGTTGAGGGCGGTCAAGTCTAAAATCGTTACCCTCGCCCTTTAAGTCCCACTCACCAAACGCCTTTAGCTTTTCGGGGTCATCGTAATCACTATAATCTCGGTACGCCTCACGAATACCGTACTTCTCAATACCCTCTTTACTGTCAATGTACGGCTTACCGCCGTTTACTGATGAAATCGTCAAATCGTCCTTGCCGTACATATACAGTCTTGTCGTCAACTCTTGCGTGTTTCTCTCGACTGAAAGACTTGTCATATTCTTCTTTATTGACATTCTCACGCCGTTGTCTTTTCCGATACGCTCCACAACCGCAAATCGGTAATTGTCGTAGTATATTTCACCTCTGCCGTAAGCCTCTATGACGTTTTGAATTACGTCATAAGTATTTATCTTATCAGTCGGGTAAAAGTCGATTTTAACGCCGTCTGCGCCTATTCTCGTCATACCCATTTCCTTAAGTTCACTGTCGGGTATAAGCTCAAACTTTGTATCGGCTATCGCAAGTTTTATAACGTCGTACGGGTCAACACCTATTGTTGATTTTGTCACGTCCGTATCGTTGCCGATTGTCGGCAAGTGATGATGAAGTGCGTCATCATAGAATATTCGGTTAGCTTTCACCGTCATAATTCTTGAACCGCTGTAATCTCGCTTTACAAATGTAATGCGGTATGCTTGTCCTTCAACCGATACTATACGATTTTCTTTTATAAGCTCCGCTTTTTCGTCTTTCATAGGGTACTTAAAAGAAACTGTGTGCGTTTCCTGCAATCCCTCGAACACCGCCACTTCGTACGCCTTATTCAGATACGCAAGGCAACCGCCTGTGAAGTCTGTTTCGTTCCATTCGTGTAATTTAAAAGCCATGTTATTCACTCCATTTCATATTGTCAAAATCTACGTCGTACAAAAATTTAGGCGTGTAATTTATCTGTACAACTCCACCGCCTGCTACTGTTATTGTGTTATCTAATCCCGGGACAAGTTCAAAGAAATCGCCCGATATATCCGTCATAAGACTTGTATTTCCGCTGTAAGCTATCTCTTTTTCGCAGTCAATAACAATATCGCCCGTATGCTTAACAGTGATATTTTTGCCGTTATTTCCTATTGTGAAAGGATTTGTTGCACCTGTTACGGTTATAATAGGTTTGACGTGTACATCACCGATATTCGGTATGTTTTTGTATGTGCCATTACCGTTTAATGTTAAATATTCATCTTGACCTATCGGAATTTCTGTATCAAGCGTCGTATATGTATCAAGGCAAGGTCCGTTCAGAGCGTCAAATATCAATTCCGAAAAAGGCTCTGCCTTATACGTCACTGACAAAACGGCTTTTCTGCCGTCGTGTTCGGGTGTATATGACACGCTGTCCATTACCCTTACGTTCCACTTGACAAACGGCATATCGTTAAAAATAAGCGTGCCTTTGCCCTTAAACCAACGGCTTATAGCGGTTAGCTTTTTGTTTAATTCTTCGGTACTGTCCGCACCGATGTTAAAATCAATCTGAAATTTTCGTGTATTGAAATATTCGTGACCCGACACATCAGTAAAATCATATTCACCGTCTGTTTCGTCGGCACTTACGGTAAACTCCTTTACCTGTGGAAATACGGGACGGTCCTTTGTTCTGACCGTCACTCGCTTAAAATCCGTTGTATTTTTGCCGTTAAATTCAAAACCGTTACGCATATCTTTCCTCCTATAATCCTACGTATTTGTTCAATGCATCTTGTTTTTCTTCCGGTGTCATTTGCATGAAGTTATTTATGATCTTCCTGTTGTCGCTCATTGAATTATTTTCAATTTTGAAACTATCGAATTTGTCAAGCATTCGACTTAGCAAACTTTCTATATTACCGCCTGTCGCCGAAACCTTATCGGTTATTGTTGCCACGTATGCAGATATGTTGATGTCGGCATTTTGCAATCCTGTAAGAATGTTTTTCTTGCCGTCCTCCATTTGCTTGTATTCAGCCTCAAGACTTTCAATAGTGGCATTATTCTTTTTCTGTAGTTGGTACAATTCTTCATCACGTTGCAACTGTTTCATTTGTTCCTGCAACTCTTTGTACTTCTGTTGCCCCTTATCAGTAACTGAATTTGCGTACACATCAAGTTGTGCCTGTACCTCTGACATATCTGTTTTGCGATCCTGTACGTCCCAACTGTCACGAAGTTCTTGCTCTTGCTTTGAAAATTCGTCTTTGATATTTGAAATATAGTCTTGTTGCTTTTGGAGCAGTTCGTCAACCGCACTTGATTGCGACTTGTACAGTTCCATACTGTACTTGTTTGTGTCGTCAATAAATTCCTCAAAACTGATTTTACCCGCATTGTAAAACTCTTTTACTCGGTCAATCTTGCGTTTTAGAAAATCTTCCTCGCTGTCACCATACTTATCCCAATCATCATATGTACTTCTTAACTCCTGCCAAGCGTCTGCGTCCTTTTGCCATGCCGAATACTCGTCAGCATTCTTTTGAGCTACTGCGTCATAACGTTTTTCTTCAAGTGCCTGTTTTTCCTCGACGTATTTTTGATAATTAATAACGTCATTCGCATAAAATTCTTCAAGACGTTCCGCCTCTCTGTCAATACCTGCAATGTAGTCGTCTATCGACATATTGTGATACTTCTGCTGATGTTCAAGCCAACTGTCCGAGTAGTTTTTCATATCGTCATAAAGCGTTTCGCCCGCGTCCGATACGTTGTCAACATAATCGTCCCATGTGATTTTTGCGTCTTGTAAATCTTGATAATTTCTGTCTTTTATACGTTTGAAAGCGTCAAGCGGTGTGTCGCCGTTGTCACCCCAATCGTTTATAGCACTGTGCTTTTCAAGGTATGCCTTTGACTGCTCGTTGAACTCTTTCGTCTGTTTCTGCATAATAGAGAAAATTTGTTCCTTTATATCGGCAATATCCTTGTCGTTCGATTTGAATTTCTCTTGAAATTCTAACCACTTTTCAAGTTCTTGTGCGGTCGTTACTGCGTGCGTTTTTGTGTAATGCGTCCAATCGTCCTTGGCTGATGTAAACGCGTCCGAATTGTCTTTTCCTGTTGCGTAATGCGGTATACCCATACCCGACATTATCGCCTTGGTTTGTGACGCTGTGTACACCTTTGCACCCTTTGACAACGGCAACAACACATTCTTTCCTTGCGGTATAAATGCACGTCCTTTGTCAACGATTAATTCTCGTGGGTCAGATATACCCTTTTCATCATTAACCATTGCCAATCCGCCCTCAAAATTTTGTGTACCTTTGGCTTTTTTGGCTTTTTTTACGAACATTCCTGAACTGCCAAACTTGGCCGCCGGAACATTTTTATTACTTAGTCCCTCTATAGACGAACCCTCAACAGAAACAGTATAATGGACTGTCGCAAATTTGTCTTCGGGTTGATAGCTGTCAGGTTCTGCACTATTCTTCTTAAATGTAACATTGCCATCTTTGGGTGGTGCTGTATAATTGTCAGGCTCTGTGCTGTCGTTAGTCCATATAACTTTACCCGTTGCAGTGATTTCACCCAACTTATTACCATTCAAATCGTTAATATCAAAACCGCCTGTATCGACATTAAATTTAATCTGAACTTCGTCATTTTTGACAAGTTCTTTTAATTTTTCATCAGCTGTGTCCAATACAGAAATATCGCCCTCTGCACTGACTTGTAATTGTACATTGCCTGCGTTATTTATTTCCTCGACAGCATTTTTTGCGTTCTCGATTGCAGACACATCACCGCTTGCGTCAATTTCAATATGTTTATCCTCAGGCAATAATCCCAAACTGTGCGCCAATGCGTCAACTTGCTCTGTGCTTAGTCCCAAATCTCCACCTAAACTTGATAGGTCTTTCACTAAACCACTTACATCACCCGACGCTACAGCCTGTTGAATATCAGAAAAACCGTTTTTCATTAATGCGGCTTTCGTGACTATTTCCTCTGATGTTAGTCCGATTTCTTTACCTTGTTTGACAAAATCATTTACAACAGCGTCTAATGCGTTATTATTAATTGCGCCTTGTAGGTCTTGAAAACCGTTTTTAAACAGTGCCACTTGTGCGGCAATGTCTTGATTTTCAAATCCCAAATCAGTCATAGTTGATTTGATTTGTTTGCATACTAAATCTACAGCATTACCGCCGCTTTCAAAGACTTCCTGCATATCCTTAAAGCCGTTTAAATTCATAGCATCCGTTGTTGCGACTTCTGCCATAGCTTGTAGTGATTCTCTGCCGTTCTTGGCTCGTTCGTCCATGCTTTCGATGTTATCACTTATTTCACGATACGCATTTGATACATTTTGTATTTCTTGTATTACTTCGTCTACATCACCGAATTTGAATGTACTTCCCGTAAACCTTTCATATGCCTTAGTAAAATCACTGTCTTTTAAACCATTTATGAACGATTGTCTTTCTAATGCCGCCGCCTTTATTCTCTCAGAACTTCCGTCTTTATATGCGGCGTTCATCTCATCAACTATTGCTTTATACTGTGTTTTGTAGTCTGTCGCTTGTTGCAACCACCCACGCATTTCTTCTTGTTGGTTTTTATAATCAGCACCATAGGAACTACCTTTTTGAAGTGCGTCGTACCCCTCTGATACTGCCTTTTGTGCCTTTTTGCCTGATGTTAAATCCAATGCGTCTTTAATTTCGTTCGCACTGTCTTTGGCGTTTGAAACCGCCATTGCAAGTGCGGTGTCAAATTCGCCCGTATCAATCATTAATTTTATGGTATCATCATTTGTAGTCGCCTTGATTTCCTGCATAATGTCGTTTATGCGGTTTTTAGCGCTTTCGAGTTCTTCGGGATTTAATGTACCGCTGTTGATTGATTCGTTTAGTTTTTCGTATTCACTTCGCAGATTTTCCAAATGCGAAACTTGGTTGCCTGCATCTTGCCACTGAGAATATAATTCCTTGTAGCTTTGACCCAATTTTGCGTTGTTTTCAATAGCCTCTGTAACGTGGTCGGCAACAACCTTATACCCTGCAACAACCGCCGCAGGCGCTAATACTGCACCAAATATCGGCGCTAATGCAGAAAATGAACTGCCTAACCCCGCAGTCGATACTTTTATCGCTGACGTTGCGTCTGCTATAATAGGCAATTTATCGCTGATTACTCCTAATCCCTCAACAAAATCGCCTGCACCCTTAATCACTCCGACACCGACTTTTGACAATGCACCTAAAGCAATGACCGTAGCACCGGTATTAACAACAGCACGTTTTTGCTCGTCGTCCATTTGCGACAATCCTTTTGCAAAATCAGCTACTGTGGTGCTTGCGTCTTTTATTGACGGCAACATTGTTTCGCCGATACTTCTTGCCGCCTCAACAATATTGTTTTTGGTAACTGACAACTGTGACGCAGTTGTTTCAGCCTTTGCGTCAAACTCGTTCTGCAATGCAATGTTTTCGTTCCATGCTGTATTTGAACGTGTTACCGCCTCGGTGATACCTGCCTCACTGTTTGCCAAACGTAACAAAGAATCACGCAAACGCACTTCGGTAAAGCCCATATCCTGCAACATACTGATTGCGTTTTCACCTGCACCGTCGGCATTTTGTAGACCTTTGATGAATGCGTCTATCGCCTCGGCAGGAGATGAATCAAACAAATTCTTAAATTCTTCTGTTGTCTTTCCTGTGATTTTAGCGAAATTCTCTAATTGTACGCCTGACGAAATCATTGAATTTAGTTCGGTGCTTGTGTAGCCTAAACCATCAGCCAATGACTTGAAGTCTTTGCTGTTGTTTGCGGATAGTAGTTGCAAATCTCTTAATGACATTCCTGTTTTGTTCATAACGTCATTAACCTGCGTATAACCGTTTGTAGTTGCCATTTGCATAGCAATCATAGCCTTACTGAACGCACTACCACCCATTTCAGCCTCTATACCAACACTTGACAATGCGGTTGCTATACCTAATATGTCGGCTTGACTTAATCCGATTTGTGTACCTGCACCAGCTAAACGCATAGACATATTAGCTATATCCGATTCTGTTGTAGCGAAATTGTTACCCAAATCAACTATTGAACTTCCCAAACGGTCAAAATTTTCTTGGTCCATTTTTGTAACGTTTGCGAACTTTGCAAGTGTTGCCGCACCCTCTTCGCCGTACAGATTTGTAGCAGTGCCGAGCATTGCCATTGTTTCAGTAAATTTAGATATGTTTTCAGTTTTTATACCCAACTGACCGCCTGCCGCCGCAAGTTCGGTTAATTCTGCCGTTGTTTCAGGAATGGCAGAATGTCCGTTTATTCCGACAGTCGTCATATCTATAATTTCTTGCCTAATCTTTTCAATCTGTTCAGGTGTACCGTCAACAGTTTTCTTTACATTTGCGAAATTGTTCTCAAAATCTATCGCAAACTTGGCACTCGCAACACCGCCCGCGGCAAGTGCAGTCGCCGCATACTGTAACGGTTTAGTTACAGTATCTATACCCTCACCGACTTCTTTCCACCGCTTACCTGTATTCTGTAGGTTCTGCGCCTCATCTGCACGTTCAGCGGCTTTTAAGCCTTTCTCATATTCCTCGTATTGCTCTGTTGCTTTTTTGACGGTTGCTTGTGCGTCGGTATATGCCTTTTTACTTCCCGACAATGCCGCCTCTTGCGTACGAATAGAATCGGATATACTTTGACTTTGCTTTGTGTATGCCTCAATCTCGGTATTTACCCAATTCAATGCCTTTTGATTGTCTTTATACGAAACACTGTTTTTGTCAAGACTTTTGTTCGCCTCTGTCAGCAACCTTTTCTCATTTGAACGCAAAGAAATTTGTTTATCTAATTCCGTTTTCTGCGCTTTCAGTGCCGTAACATTTTTATTTACAGACTTGACGTTATCCTCATACGCTTTTTTTGTATTCGTCAATGCCGTACGGCTTGTTTGCAAGGTGGTTTGTGCGTCTTGCATTTGCTTTTTATATGCCGTAAGACCTTTTGTACTTGTATTATTATTTTTGCTTTGCGTCTGCTCCAATTTTGACAATTCACTTTCAACACTGCTTATTGTCGCCTCTAAATCCGACGCATCACCTCGTATTCTTACTACTAATTCCGCCGCATCAGCCATTACAAATCACCTCACTACATTCCATAAAACATTTTTAAATACGGGTCATTTCCTGTATATTCTTCTTCCTCGTCCTCGATTATAACTGCAAGTAATAATCTTGGGTCTTGTTTTGCCAAATCATTCGGCAATATACCGTGATATTTCAGCATTGTCCCATATAAATCGCTTAATCTTCCTTTTCGGGTGCCTGCTCCGGCAGGCTTTCCTCGTTTTTTCCCGTAAAATCGTCCATAAACCACTTCATAACTTCACGACACATTCTCATTTTTGCTGAAACAGCCGTGTCCAAAATATCTTGTGTCGCCTCTGTACCCTCAAACAGATAGTCAACGGCATCTGCACATACCGACGTAGCCGTTACTTTTTCACCCTCTGCAACGTCCATATATTCTTTTTCAACCAACGTTGCCGCACCGAAACACCACGGTTTTGATACATACTTCTTTTTATTGTGTACAAATGTTAATACTCTTTGCATTGTTACTCGCTCCTCTCTATACGAAAAAAGCACGCCTTTCGGCGTGCCTTGTCTTAAAGTGCTTTCTTCACTGGATAGTAGTTCATATCCTTAAACCAGTTTTCTTCAAGTTCTGTCTTTGTAACGCCCTCCGGCAAATCGCTTTCGTCAAAGTATGCGTAATAGTTGTTGTCAAAATCACGTTGTACGGCTGTGTATGTAGCCTTTGCAGTTTGCTTTTCAGGCGCACCGCTTGACGCTTTTGTTTTGCCTCCGACGTTTGACGCAAAGCTGTATGAACCCTTGTAATATCTCACATAACGGTATGAGCCGTCGGATTTCATAATTCTCCACGCAACACCGAAATAAACGGTTTTTGTATCGTTGCCGACCTCTACTACACCGTCTTTTTGTGTCAGTCCACGCCACATTGAATCAACTTCCGGCGGAATATCGGCATTTGTGATGTCGTGACCTAATTTTTCAATGTAGTTTGATGTTTCATACGCACCGTTATCGGCGTCAAAAACATCACTGCCGCCTGCGTCTGTCGGTGCAATTTCGACAGTACCTCTCAAATTATACGGGTCACCATATGTTGCACCCTCTGATGTATCTGTTAAAACTGCGAAAAATGTGTACTTGTCCACACCTATTGTAGGTAGTGGTTTTCTTTTTGCTGTATTTGCCATAAATCAATCATTCCTTTCTACTACTTTCGTAAATCTCATTGTCCTATGTTTTATACCCTTGTCGTCGGGATTGGGTACGTCCATTGTCATTTCGTGATAATATTCGTTATCAGTCAATAATTTATATACCCTCTCCGACAATTCAAAACACGTTTGCGGATAATCGGCGTAAATATCAATCTGAACAGTCGTATCATTCGTAACAACCGTATTGTCATATGACATTGAGCCTTTGTCCGTTAGCGTGTAATATGCTATTGCAGGCAATTTATTAAAATTATCGGGATAAGCAAAACATACACTTACACCGTCTATTTGCTTTAAAATGTCCCGCAATTCCAAACCAATATCAAACACCGTATCACCCTCCCTACGCTAACACAAATACTTCGTATTTGCTCGCTATAACTCGTTTCACGAGTTATACACCTCCTTAAACTTAGCGATTATCTCGCTGATGTTATTTTTCAGTGCAGGTACGAGGAACGGCTGTGGTGCTTGCCCCGACGTTGTGTAAAATCGACCGCCACTGTAATACGTCCAGTGTCTTTTTGACGTATGCGAAACAGATTTGTCGCCCTTTGAGCCTGTGCCGAATTCAACATAAATGCCGTAATCGGCAGTCGGACCGATTGCAACACTGTCACCGTCCACTTGGCTTACGATACTGCCCTTTAAACGTCCTGTTGCAACAGGACAGTTTGCCACTGCGTGTGCTCTTACAACCTCACCGGCAAGGGCAAGACCTTTTTGTATCTTATCGCCCGACGCATACTGTGTCAGCTTATCAACAACGTTGTCTATCCCCTCGATTGAAAAATTCATTTTAACCGGCTCCTCTCAAGCATTGCTACCAAACCGCTGTCCCATTTCTGCACATATGTTATATCATATATGTCGCCGTCATATTCAACCCTGTTACCGACCTTTACGTCGTCTGACATATCGCAGAACATACGCATTTGACATTCTATATCTAAACCGTATTGCTCTCTTGCTCTGCCACCGCTGTACGATTGTACATCGGCTTTAATTTCGGACAATACAGTCTTTTCGGTTTTACCTGTATAGTCGTCAATTTCATATTCTGCGATTATAACAGTTTTATCGTAAAAATCACTGAATACTGATGTCACTCGGAACACGCCCCTTTCGTTTTCGGAACGGGTCAAGGCGTTTATAATAGTTGCTGAAAATCTTGTCATTGTCGGTTTCGGCATATGTGACGGAACGTTCGCCCTCACTTCTGCTCTTGACTACTTCGGGACTTTTACTGTCCCCGTAACCTTTTGCCCTGTACATATCCGCCGCAATCTTCGGAACAAGGCTTTCAAGCTGACGTGGCAGTACATCAATATGACAATACGCCATAATCATATTAACCGTGTCCTCAATCAAAAAGGACAACAAGCTGTCTTGCTCGTCGTCCTTAATTCCCAACAACATTTTTAGTGTCCCCAACTGTTCCATATTATTCACCGCTTACAACGTCGGCACTGCCCGACTTTCTCGCTTTGCCGTCTGCGGTAACTTCCGCAACTGTAATCTTGTGACCGTTTGTCGCAGTGATTTCGTCACCGTTGTTAAACTCTGTCCACTTCGACAAATCGTCGTCATACGCAACACTTGGAGCGGTGCTTGCGGCAGTCTTGTAAACCAACTTGTGACCGCCGATAGGCTTTGGCGATACCGTAATAACAGTGTTGCCTGTTGTGCCTGCAACCGATTCAACTGTCAATTCGCCGAGTGTCGGAACACCGTTCTTAAATGCGGCAAATGCGTCGTCCTTAACAACAAGGAAACCTAAACGCATAGTAGCCTTAATAGCAACCATATCTTGCTCGGCAAGTGACAACGGCTTACCGTCACTGTCAAGAGTGCCTTGTAGTGTTGCTTCTGTAAGAATTTCATAGTTGATACCTGCACGCATACCGACAACGGCATACTTGAAGTTACCTGTGATAATATCGGCACGTTTATTGTCCCACGCACCGTTACGTACAAATTCGATAGGCTGACCGTACAGCTCACCGCCTGTTGTACCGTTGACATATGCAGGTGCGCCGTTTGCGTCACGTAGCTTTCTTAGCATATTCTTAACACCGATACGACCGATAAATCCCGACGGGTCATAGCCGTTTTCTTCAATCATCGACATTGCGTCAGACATAGCAATATCAATATTTGTGTTGTCCGTAACAACCATATGCTTGCTGTCTATAGCGTTCATAATGTTTGTCTTGAACGGCGAATTTGTACCGAAAATGCACGCCGCGTCAATCGCTCTGTAGAATGCCTCTGCAATTTCCGGCTTTAGTTCTTCAAATACGCTGATAGTCGAATCTTCCAACTTTTCCTTTGTTACCGGAATAATAACGGCTAACTTCTTAGCCTCGATTTCAGGGTGAATCCAAGTAGCACCGCTTGTCTTAATTCTTTCACCCTCACCGACCCAGTAAGCACCCGGACCGTCTGTAAGTACGTTAAACTTTTTCTTCTCGTGTTTCATTTCCTCGACTTTCGCCATTCTTAAAACACTTGAACCCCTTGTCACCATTTTGATGATTTCTGTTGCTTGCTCGACAGGCACAAAACCTGTCAATTCATTTTTTAAATAACCCATTTATTTCACTCCTATCTTTGATTTTCTCTGATTATGTCCATAAAACTGCCTGTGTTGTGACCGCCACTGCCACCGTTTAAATCCGGTGTTTTGCCCTTTAAACGCTCGGTAACACCTGCTTGTACATCTTTGTCGTAGCTTTCTTTTATCTTGTCAATAACCGCCTTTGTGCTATCCTTGTCCTCTGCTACAATGTACTTTGCAATCTCGGCAGACAATCCGACTTTGGTAAGTTCCGTTTCGGCATATGCAACGATTTTTTCACGTTCAAACTCTGCCTTTGCTTTTTCAAATTCTGCCCTTTCCTTGTCGTCCGCCTCTTTCTGCCTTTGCTCGTTTGTCATTTTGGCTTTTCTCATGCCCTCGTTTTCAGCGTCCTTTAGCTTTTGCTCAAGTTCCTTTTCCCACTCCGCTTTTGCCGCCGCTAATGCTTCGTCAATCGCCTTTTGATTGTCGCCGTCTTTTTGTTCGGTTGACTTCTGCTCTGTGGACTTCTCTTGCTCTTGTTTTTCTGTTTGCTCTGCTGTATCTGCCATTCAAATCATTCCTTTCTGAAAAATTGTATAAAAATAAGACGTATAACCCCACGTCTAACAGGGAGATAATCGGATCACCATTCCTTTCCTCTATGTGTATGTTGTGCCTACTTTCACACTATCACCGCCTTTCAATAAATTTGAATATCAAAAAAGCACGTCTGCAAACGTGCTTTTAATATTTAATTTATATTTAGTTTTTTCTTACACACTCTTTTTCATTAAATCATATCGTATATAATTTTTTTCCGATATTATTAACATCTCCCGCCAACAATAACTCTGCATTACTATCAATTAATCGTTTATGATTATTTATCATCGCTACTGATAATATTTTAAAGCGGTTTCCGTTTTCATCTGCAACATATCCCCCATTTTTTAAGTTTATACCGTTGTCATTGATTTGTACCGATATATTTTGTCCAATTTTCAATGAATTTATTATATCCATATCACACACCGCCTTTTTTATAGTATAGTTTTAATTCATTTTTGTAATCATTTAAAGCCTTTTCTGTTTGTTCGACCTCAATTTTAGTAAGTCTGTATGCTTTTTGGTATCTTAGTAATTTCTCTTGTGCCTCTATTTCACACTTTAATCGACTAATATAACTTCCATCATTTTTCCCCGTTCCATATTGAGCGGAATGTATAAGCTCTTCAAATACACTGGCACGACTAGGTTTTTGACGTAATAAAATTGTATGCGCATCATATGTAATTGCTTCTGCAAATTTACTATCCAAATATTTATCCGTTTCCTCGCTCATTTGAATAGTTCCTCCCAACTTCTTAAACCTTTTAATTATTTTTTGAAGTTGCTTTTTGGGCATAGTTTCTGATTTATTATCGTTCTTTTTTCTTTTCATCTCTATTATACCACGTTTTTCACTATTTGCAACATATTTTAACGCATTTTTTTGCTCGTCCGACAAACTGTTTTTCCATTCGTTAAATGTCATACCGCCGTCAACCTTGTAATTTTCACCCGTCAACGGGTCACGGGCGATACGAGTTGACAAATTCACATCTGCCATAATCGTAACACACCGACAGCGTGGGTGTATCGGGGGGAAGTTCTCACCCTCAACGGCTTTATCCGTATCAAACACGCTACCGTCAAGACTTCCGCACCTGTCACACGTCAATTCAGACAGTGCCGCAACAAAACGATACTGTTTTATACCGATTTCCTCATACGCCATCTTTTGACCTTGGTTCATAAAATGCGCCGTTTCGCTCCTCACAAGCGTTTCGGCTGATGTTCGTATTCCACCCGGTGCAGTATCTTTGACGTAATCAATCAGCTTGTCGGTCATACGGCTTACACTGTGACCGCTGATTATACCGTCCTCAATCGTCTGTCCGACTGCCTGTATAAATCTGTCGTTATGTATCCACACTCTATCGCTGTAGTTGTGACCGTGCCACGGCTCACTTAACACTTTATTAACCGCCTTTTGCGGTACAAGTGGAAAATCAATACCGCAGTTTAAACCTTGTGCGGTATCAAAAATATTCGTATAATACGCCGTCTTTACCGCACTGTCATACAGTTTCTTTTGCTCCTTTATAGCCTCGTTTGCAACGTGCCTAAAGTAAATATATACATTACGTTTCAGTCCCTCTAATCGGCTAATTCTCGCACCATATGCCTGTGCATTTATGCGGTTTAGAATTTCCTTTTTGACTGTCTTGTCGTCTGTTTCGTCGTACAGTTCAAGCAGTTCTTCGTACTGTTTGTCGCTGTCGGCTATACTCATCAGCCGACGTGCCTCTTTTTCGGGTATATCGGTTGAAATATAGGCTTTAAACGTTTTCTCAATATCATTGTTTACATTCTTGATTGCTCGCTCATATGCCTTAATTACACCGTCCTTAACGCTGTCCGCTTGCGATTGTAAATATGTTTCAACTTCAACGGCACGTTTTACCCAATATGCCTTACTCTTCATTGTAGTTTACTTTCCTTGCCGAACTTTCAGCGATACGCATATCTTCGGCGGACTTTTCAGCCTGTTCTCTGCGTGCGATTTCAACTTCTTCCTTTGCGTCTGTTATAAACGGCAGACGCTCTAATAATGTTTCGTCAGACGCAAGACCTTTGAGGTAATTAATCATCTGCGCTATTTCAAGTTCGTTTGCAGGCAAGTTATATGTAAATCCAATATCAACTCTGTGCGACGGCACTTCTTTCATTGCGTTTAATGTCACTAAGAAATTGTTGTAAATCTCTAAACGTTTTCTCAACGTCTTAGCGAAATTACGTTCTTTGTTCTTGACGTGCTGTTCAAATCCCAACAGCTTGTACTTTATCGCCACACCCGACAAGTTGTTGCCGAAACTTTCGTCCGACAGGTCGGGAACGTGTGACAAACGGTGTATATCGTCCTTGATGTCGTCACGCAACACCTTTGTATCAGCCTCGTTCAGCACCTTTGACAGATACTCCGCCTTTGCGTCACCGTCACCCATTAAGATACGTTCTACCAATAATTTTTTTGCCTGTTCGGTGTCAAGGTCGCAGTTACACAAAAACAACAGCGAATTAACAAATTGCTCTTTGTCATTAATTCTATCTGACATCAACACATTGTATGCGTCAATCTGTGTTATCAACTGTTCAAAATCGCCCTGCATTTCCGTATTATTTCTGTATTCAATAATCGGCACATCGAAAAAGTAATGTGGTTCAACATTTTGCAATGACAATGCCGTATAGCTGTCAAGACCTGTGTATGTATATATAAACGATTCGTCATACACACGACAAATACTGCCTGTGCAGTAGCCGTCAAGGTCGTATTTCTTGTAGTAATACACCGCAAACAACGGCTTTTCAAATGCCGACTGTGAGTAACATACAAATGTATGCTCCGGATCCAATCGGACACTTCTCGGCTTACTTTTTTCGTCTGCATAAATCAGTTCATATGCTTTGCCGTAAATGCTCATATTCTTTACAATTTCACTGTCAACACTCGGCATATCCTGTTCCAAATATTCGTTTTTGATTGCCTCAATATCGTATTCGTCCGACACCGCATACGTTACAGGATTGCCGACAAGATAACTCTGTGTCATATCCGTTATGTACTTTGCGTGATTACACATTATGCGGTTGTTTGCCACGTTTTTGCCCCTTTTTCTGCGACTTAAAATGCGGTGATCGCCCATATAGTAATCGTGCAATAATCGGTATCTCTGTCGCTCTCGCTCGTGCCGTTCAATCAATTTTGTTATGATAAACGGTGTCACACCGCCTGCGACTATATCTTCATCAATTATCATATTCCGTACTCCTCTCTTGAATAGATTTTAGCTTTCTTATCCTTGCGCCAACTCTCAACGCCGTATCTCAATGCCGCCATTGCGTCATCAAATACATTGACAGGTTCGTCAGTATACTCGCCCGACTTTTCATCAACTCGCCAACGCCATTGCTGTATCTCTTTGATTACATTCACGCAAGACGGATGAATATGTATCTTTCTGCCTTTCAGCCAGTCAATTTGCGACTGTATACTGTTCGGATTTTTAACAACTGCCCTTGCTCGATAGCCTGCCTTTCGCCACATTTTTATACGGTCCGGCTCTGCACTGTCGCACCACATTACAAGACTTTTGCTGAACTTCCCGTCAGCTTTTTGGATAATCTCTGTTGTGTCCATTTCGTGTACATACAGTTCATTACAAACGTAAATATCACCGTCCTTATAACCTAACGTCAATATAGCATTTGCGTGATTAAAGCCGAAGTCCTGTCCTATCGCCATAGCGTCAAAACGGCTCATATCTGTTTCAAATTCCTCAATGCGATAATTTGAGAATATCAATCCGCCTGTTTCGCCCCACTCGCCTAAACCGTAAATTCTGTAACCCTCAGGGTCAACCTCTTTACGACGTAGCATACGTTGTCTGTATGCCTCGTCACAAAATCGGTTTGTTAAATATGTGCTTTGATGTGTCAGAACATTGTCGTCCTGTATATCGAAAAACACTTTCTTTATCCAGTGACTTGATGATACGGGATTGAATGTCAGCTTAATCTGATAAAAAAGACCGTCGGGGAGTTCACCTCTCAAACGGTCATCTATAATTTCAAAATCCTGTTGCACAAGCTCCGTAGCCTCTTCAATCCATACGTCGGTCAACTTACCGTTCGCAAAGGTGATTGATTTCAGTTTTTCACGTTGCTTGTTATCGTTTACACCACGAAATATAATCTTGTTGCCGTTTATACAGGTGAACGACAACGGACTTTGCGTAACTCTCCACGCTCTGCCAACGCCCATACGGTTTATGGCACTTTCAAGCTCCGCAAACGTACTGTCACGGTTTGTTATATCAGACTTTCTCACACATACCAAATTACGCCCTTTGTCACGCATTAAACGCAATATGTACAGTTGTGCAGTATCAACACTCTTGCCACTTCCGGCACTGCCTTTCATTACAACATAACGCTTTTTACATTGGTGTACAGGCTTAAATATCGGATTGAACGGTACTGTTATTTTGTTCATTCGTCCTCACCGCCGTAGTCAATTTGTATGTTGTAATCCATATCACCGTCAACATTCAGCTTTTCTGTAAACAATGCGTAGTATTTACCCAACATTTCCGCCGCTTTGTTTACGTCAGACACCTTTGTCGGTATTTCAACACATATCGGTTGCTCCGCCTCGTCAGTGACTTTCTTGCCCTTGTCGTCATAGTGTGACTTACGGGCTTTGCACGTCACAACAACCGTTTCGGGTTTCTCACGACGCATAACGGCGGTTAACGTCTTTAACACCTCGTCTTGCTTGGCGATAAGAGCGTCCTCTTTCTCTTTCAGCCGCTTTTGTATGTATTCTTGAATTTCAGGTTTCTTCAAGTTTTCATTCCCAATCGAATACGCCGTCTTTTCCGAATACCCCGCTCTTAACGCCGCTTGCGTTGCATTCAAATCAATCAAATATTCCTCACAAAACAACTTCTGCTTCTCAGTCACTCTTATCACCTCCTGTTTTATTGCATAAGAAAAACACACCCGATTAGGTGTGTTTTAAATTATTGTTGTTTCTTTTTAGTATATTCTTCAATACAAAATTCTAAAAAGTTTAATTTTTCTCTATTTTTTAAAACTCGTAATTTATCTTCCTTCATAGAATCAAAAATCTTTTTTGAAAATACATACAGTCCTATAAAACTCACTACTACTGTTCCATAAAATGCAATGTATTCTGCTAAACCATTACACTCTTTTGTTACAGAAGTAAGGATAAATGATAATAGAGCCGTAAAAGTAGCACTTACAATTCCTACTGATATCGGGAAGTTCTGTGTTTCTCTACTTCTTTTATCAATCTCAATTTGTTCTTTTTCAAGTTTTAAATTGTGTATAATGATGTCTACACAATCGGTATCTCTGCTTATGTAATCCCTTGTTATATCTATTAGCATTCCGTAATCACCATTTTGTACGTAATTTTTGAAATACATATCTAACGTTTCTGGGATTTTTTGATTTTCTAAAAATAAATTTTCTTCTTTTTTTGACATATATCATCACCTCGTATGATATATACCCATAATATTACAACTTTAAACATTTTTTTGATAATTTTTTTAATATCTCCACTCCCACAAATCACACGAGATATTCACCCATCATCTCACGATGATACACTACCTTTTTACGAAAATAACGAGCGGTAAGATATAGAACACAAAATATTGCACTGTATATATGTTTTGCATTATTTTTTGTTTGCTCATTCTTTTCGCATTATAAATTGTACCATAGGAAAAACGGACAAAACGGACAAGTTTAATTTTTTTTCAAAAATCTATTGACACGTTTTCTCACTGCGTCAGCCGAATTGCCACCACCCATCTTGAACGCTATCCACTGCCACGACGGCATTATCGTTCCGTCTATGTATCTGTATCGGAATATGCGACGTGTTTCACTGTCTGATATACCGGCAACAAACAATTCAATCTTGTTTTTCTGCCATTCTAATCGTTGACGTAATATAATATTATTCTCGTTCTTTTGCGTTGGCTCAACGCCCGATACAGAAATACAGTGTTTAACGTACGGGAACTCACTGTCAGAGCCTGTGACAGTTCCGTGTACTGTACTACTGTTTATTCTGTCATTTACCTCGTTTAATTCCGCTACAATACTGCGATACTGTTTTAGCTCTTCCCTTGTCAAATTAATTCCCCCTATGCTTTCTTATCCGGTACATATTCCGGACACTTTGTTATTCTATACGAATCATACGTCTTGCGGTGTACCTTTTCAGTGGTCCAACCCTCAACAGGTTGAAAGCAACTGCTCCACGAACAATTGCCGCAAGCTTTTTGACACGTCCAACATAATTGTTCTTTAGTCATTTTGCACCTCGTCTAATCTCTGAACATACTCGGTAAAATACCATAGCAATTCATCTCTGAATACTTCGATAGCTTCCTCTGCTTTTTCCTTGGTGGCGAAATATATTGTATTAGGTAATCGCATAATATAATAATACTCTGCGTACATTTCTTCAGAACTATAACTATATATAATAAACCACTTCTTTTTACTTTTATTGTTCCAATCTTCTACTGAAATAGCCTTGTCATTTTGCGCCTGCCATTGTCTTAGTTGACGGAGTAATCTGTCTGCTCTTGCATTGTTCTTGGCAATCACCTTATCATTGTAATAATTGCCCTTATTATAACATCGCTCATCCGTTTGGTCATTAAACTCTGTAATATTTAACATACTATCGTCTTCTGTATTAATTACATAATATGTTTCACCTTTTTTAATCCTCTCATATCCAGTTTTAGGTTTATCCTCAAGCAATCCCAACTTTTTTAACTGCTCAAACAATATTGTCTCTTTTAACTGTTCCTCGCTGATTTCAGCTTGAACTCTTTTATCGTTCACTTTCAACTCTACTTGCA